ATTGAATGTCTATAGCACCGCGTCACTGAGTCTTAGCAGTACTGGCAAAGTGGTAATCAGCGGTACTCCGTTGTTGGAAAACACTGGGTCTGGAACGCCAGTGACAGCTCCCACTATAACTCCAGCCACAGTCACTGCGCCAGCTGATATCCCACTGGTTAGTCATCCTGCTACTGCACAGGTCAGTGGTAAACAAACCTGGTGGACTGGTGTTAATTTTCAGAGTATTGTATCCAGAGCTCCAGATCACGAGCCATGGGAAAATCACGAAAAATACTCAGTAAAATCTGCACCACCTCTCAGTGTATAAAGATGATGATAAATACCTCAGAGGAATAGATTATGTCAATTTATCGTGGGTTCAGCACTGTCAACGCCAGGAGTCAGAAACGGTTTACTCTGATAGATCGTGAATTAATTAAACAAGATTTGCTGAACGCCCTGAACACCAGATTGGGCAGCAGATTGATGTTACCCAAAGAAGGTTGCGTGATCTGGGAATTACTGTATGAGCCGTTGACTTCAGAGGTGCAAAAAGAAATCTCAGATAATCTCACACAGTTGGTTAACAGTGATCCCAGAGTGGTATTAACCAGCATAAACATTGTGAGTCAGGAAGATCAGAACACTGTGACTGTGGAGATGCAGCTGGTTTACACTGCTACCAATCAGACTGAAGTGATGCGCGTGCTGTTTGACACACAACAATCTGTAGCCAGTGTTTAAAGTACTTATATTATGGTGATCATAAATACCAGACATAGGAAATACCATGAGCCAACAGCAGCGTAATCAAAATCTTTACGGGGTCCAGGACTGGAAAAATATGTACCAGACCTTTCGCGATGCAGATTTCAAGAGCTATGACTACGAAACTCTGCGAAAAAGCATGGTGGATTTTCTCAGATTATACAATCCAGAAAACTTCAACGATTACATCAACAGCAGTGAATATGTATCACTAATTGATCTCATCAGCTTCATGGGGCAGAGTCTCAGCTTTCGTATGGACCTCAATGCTCGTGAAAATTTTCTAGAAACTGCTCAGCGCCGTGATAGTATACTACGGTTAAGTAATCTGGTTAATTATGTACCCAAACGAAACTCAGCAGCCAGTGGAGCACTTAGAATTGACACAGTGAGAACTGACGAAACCATTCTGGACAGTATGGGTCGCGCACTGACCAATGTAAGTATTACTTGGAATGATCGCAGTAACTCCACTTGGCAGGAACAATGGAACACTATACTCAATGCAGCTATTACCAGCAGCCAACAAGTGGGTCGTCCAGGCAACAGCACCACCATTGACGGTATATTAACTAGTTTGTACACTGTGGATTTACCTGCTGGTCAAAGTGCGCCATTTAAGTACACTGCCACAGTAAACAACACGCTGATGCCGTTTGAAGTTATCAACCCTAAAATCAACCAGGGTGCATTAACAGAGTATGGCAGCAACATCAGAACAATTTTCAACTTGCTGTACCGTGATGATCAGCAGGGATACAGCAGCAACAACACTGGGTTCTTCTTGAACTTCAAACAAGGAATTTTGCTGTCTGAGCGTTTCAGCGTCACTGAAAGTTTACCCAATCGTCAGGTTTATCTAGCATCAGCTGGTATAAACAACACCGATGTATGGCTATACCAAGTTGGCTCCACCAATGCACTCACCGCATGGACTAAGTTGGACTCAGTCAGTGGCAGCACACTGAGTTATAACACTGCCAGCAGCACCATCAAGACTGTGTATTCGCTGATGAGTCGTGCTGAAGATTCTGTAACTTTGGTGTTTGGTGATGGCGTATTTGGTGAAATTCCAGTGGGTAACTTTGTCACTTATTATCGTGTCAGCAATGGACTGAGTTATCGTATCACTCCAGCTGAAATGACCAATGTTATCATAAACATTCCTTATCTCAGCAAATCAGGTCGTACACAGATTCTCACAGTGACTGCCAGTCTCAAGTACACTGTGGCTAACAGTGCTGCGCGGGAAACACTGGATGACATTAAGCTCAAAGCGCCACAGAACTATTATACCCAGAACCGCATGGTCAACGGTCAGGATTACAACAGTTTTCCCTATGTAAAGTACAACAACATTGTCAAGATTAAATCAGTTAATCGTACCAGCAGCGGCGTTAGTCGTTACTTGGATGTGATTGATCCCACTGGTAGATTCAGCAGCACCAATATAGTGGGTGATGATGGTTATCTGTATACTGATACCACAAACCAGACCAGCAGCTTTACTTTTACTACTCGTGATGATGTGGTAGAAAAAGTAAACAATCTGGTGTTGCCAGCCATTGCTGATGCCAGTATGCTGGCCATGTTTTACCAGAATTACAGTGCGCAGAATGTCAGCAGCACTGTTATAAAATGGAACCTGGTACTTGCTGACAACGATGTCAGCAGTGGTTATATAACAGACAATACCAATACGTTGCTCACCACCGAAAATGCAGTATTTACTGCTTTTAATGTCAACCGATTCAGAGTGGGAGCCGTGCTGAAGTTTGCCGCACCCTCGGGTAAGATATTCAACTACGACAACCGCCTAGTCACTGCTGGCGCCACGGTGCTAATGAATCAGCATCCATACATTTTTGCCACAGTAACCAGTATTAGTTACCAGGGCAGAGGTAATCAGACTGGCAATGCCAATGAGGGTCGTGACCTAGATGGTACTGGAGCCATTGTGCTGAGTGAAAAGATTCCCACAGGCGCTTTACTAACTGCGGTTTTACCCACATTTACTCCGGTATTACCAGCTAATATACAGACACAGCTGGTAACCGAATTGGTTGCTCGGCGGAGCGTGGGATTGAAATATGTTGCTGGCAGCAGCGATACTGACAGTGTGGGAACTTGGTTTGTGTCCACGGAAATTCCTGTTACTGGTTCCAGTTTTTCAGAGCCCAGATATGACACATCAGTTAATGGCACTGATAAATGGTTGCTGGCATTTAACTATGCCAGCAACACCTACACGGTGACACAGCGCAGTGTGAGATATTACTATGGCAGTGAACGCCAGACCAGATTCTTCTACGATCCCAGGGTTAAGATATATGACCCAGCCAGCGGTAAACTGCTGAAAGATCAGATTGATGTGCTGAAGCCCAACACATTGCCTAATCAGTCTGGATCTCCATTTAGTAATGATATCACTATGTCAGTATACAACTCAGTGATTGAGTCAGATGGATACTTGGATGACACCAAGGTCCAGGTGACATTTGCTGATAAAAACAGCAATGGGTCGCCAGATACTCCTTATTTCTATACTGACATTGTGGGTACTCCGGGCGATACCCCGCCCAATGCTGGTAATGTGAACAGCTATGTTTTCTTCTTCAACAATCAGAACAACGGCGGTAGTCGGTTATCAGTACTGAAACAGGGTGTAGTGAAGTTAGTAAATAATGTGGGCGAAATTGATGCTGACTTATACACATACACCAATGGTGATATTGTGTTTACGCTGGATGCTAAATTGTTCTACAAGATTACCCGCAATGGTGATACCGCCAGCAAGGCAACTGTAACTGGCTACAGTTATCGTATGGGCAGGCAGAAAATTAAGTATCAGTACCGTCACAACGCGCCAGCTGATCGCCGTATTGATCCCAGCCCCAGCAATATTATTGACATCTATGTGCTGGAAAAAAACTATGCTGATGATTATATCTTGTGGATACGCGATTACACTGGCACAGTAACTCAACCCACTGAGCCCACAACTGAAAGTTTGAGAAATGACTTTGCTGACCTGGAAAATTATCGCATGATCAGTGACTTGATCATATACAGTTCAGCTACTTTCAAGCCATTGTTTGGCAGCAAAGCTGACGCCAATCTACAATGCCAGTTTGTGGTGGTCAAGAATGCCAATGTGGTTGTAAGTGACAGTGAAGTACGGAGTCAGGTGGTCAGTAAAATCAATGATTACTTCAGTGTGGACAACTGGGACTTTGGTGAAACTTTTTACTTCAGTGATTTGGCATCTTATTTACACACAGAACTCAGCACCATAATTAGTAGTGTACACCTGGTGCCCACCAGCACTGGGCAAGTTTACGGTGATTTACAGCAGATCCGTTGTCAGCCCGATGAGATATTGACCAGCGCGGCCACGGTATTGGATATTAATGTGGTGACTAACTTGACTAATACAGTATTGAGAGTGGGTAACTAAAAAATGGCAATCAATAAGACTATCGATTTACTTCCAGAATATTTTAGAACAATACCCAATCAGCGTTTCCTCAACAGCACGCTGGATCGCCTGGTAAGTGACCCCAACCTCAGAAACTTTGACGGTTATGTGGGCCGTAGGTTAGTCAACGGTGCGCCACTGGCTGGAAACTATATCACCGAGCCCAGCACATTCAGAACTGACTATCAGTTGGAACCAGAATTTGTATTTGCTCAGCCAGGATCACCCACTCGCGCCGCTGGTTTCAAGGATGTGCTGAACAGTGTGGCCAGCCAGGGTGGCAAAATTGATGCATGGAACCGCCTGCTTACTGACAACTCCTACACCTATCAGGGATTCGTGGATCTGGATAAACTCACAAATTACTTCAACTATGTGTGGATCCCAGAACCCAGAAAGATCAATGGAACTCGTGTGGATGAGAATCCCTGGTTCAGAACCCCAGTGCAAATCAGCAACAGCACTTTACCCACCACAGCGACTTATACAGTAACCCGCACCAGCAACGGACTATCGGTTACAGATTTCGATGGATTAAATCCAGAAATATTCCTAGCGCGTGGTGGTAATTACACATTCAAAGTTCAACCCAACGACTACTCTGCTGGTATCCGCACAGCTAAATCAGTGACTCAGCTATCCAGTGTCAGCCCAGTATTAGCCAGCAGTCAGTTTCCACTGTTTGGTAACTCCAGTGGGAAATTTGTGGCCGCTGGAGGCTTAGTGGTTACTGATGTTGTGGACTTTAACTTTAAATATTCACAGTTTGCAGTGGAATGCTGGGTCTGGATTGACAGCAATCAGAATTCAGGTGATCAGGTCATAATGGGTCAGTGGTCATTTAATGACACTGCCAACAGCAGCTGGGCATTGATCAGAACTGGCTCACCCAACACACTGAAATTCTGCTGGGTGGATGCTGCCACAGGATCAGTATCCGAGTTAGTGTACGCCGCGGGCGCAGTCAGCACTGGTGCTTGGCATCATGTTGCGGTTACCCGTGTTAGTGGCACAGCAAGATTGTATGTGGATGGCTATCAGGCAGTTACTGGCAGCATGGGCACCATTGCTAGATCTGACAAAGCATTGACCATTGGTGCTGATACTCAGAACAGCATGGCCTTCCGTGGATTCATCAATGATCTACGCATCACCAATGGCTATGCCAGATACACTGATGTTTATTACGCATTACCCAGTGACACCACAGTCAATGATAATAACACTGTGTTGCTAATAACCTTTGACGGTGTACTGGGATCATCAGTTTTTACTGATAATACTCAGACTAATGCCAGCCGAACATGGATTCAGTCTCATCCAGGTACTCCGGGATTTATTCCCTCTAACCCCAATCTCACAGCACGCGATATTCTGGGTGTAAACAACAACGGTGTTTCCACTGGTGATATTGTGTTCAATGTGCCCAGACTAGCTGATGAAAGCTATTGGAGAAATCTCAGCGTAACTGGCATCCAAACCCTGGACTTTGTGGATTTAGCTACTAATTTACAATTTGATCAGATTGACGGCAAATCCATCGACACTTTTGTACAGGTTCCAGCTTCGTTAACTGACAGTGATCTCACTGGACATCGTGGAGGTATTGATGGAGTCACTGATCTCAATGGCAAGACACTGATATTTGTCACAGGGCAGAGTGCTGGATGGCAGCGAATTGAACCATTTGAATTTAATGGATTGGAAGTGGGTACATTTGAAAATACCACACCCATACTCAATAGTCAGTGGTATGGTATCTGGACCTGTCAGGTAATCAATGGACTGATTCGTTTGAATTTCGTGGCCAACATCAGCGGTCAATATCGTGTCAAAGTCAAGAACGGCGGTACTTATCGCAACACTAGCTGGTATAAAACCGCCGATAACAGCGCATTGGCTCGTGTACCCACACTGAGTGGAAATTTAACCACTCTGTATTTGCAGGATGATCAGAACACAGCCAACATTCTGCCATTGGGCATCATCAATACTGATGTGCCTGTGCTGGATATCGATCGTGATATTGTGGGACAAAAATATTATACCAGCGGCAATGGAGTTAAGTTTATTGACGGCCTCAGGGTAACATTTGGCTCAGACGCAGTTCCTGCCAGCTACTGCAATCTGGTGCTGGTATACCAGTCCACATTTACCAATCAGATCGGAATTGCTGACTCCACTATTGCGCTGCTGGATGTTGGGGAAATCCAGTCTGGGTTTTTCCTAGAAGCCAACACTGAAACCATGCTGGTCCACTCGGTGAATTATCAGACCAACACTGTGACAGTAACTCGCGGCTACAATAGCGTTGCCACAGCACATGGTGATAACTCCTGGTGTAAAATTCTCACAGCGCCCAGCTACATCGTGGAAGGCGTGGGCTCGGCTATCACACTGGTTCCCTATCAGCAACTCACCACTCAGGAACCATATTTAGACAACGCACAAAATCCAGATTACATCACAGTAAATCGTGCCAGTGCAGATCGTAATCCCTGGAGCAGAACCAATCGTTGGTTTAATTATGCTGTGATTGAAAACACACTGGCCTACCTACAAGCTCAGGGAGTGACAGTGTCAGCTCCCAGCTCAGTGTCTCGAGCAGTTAGGCCCATATTGGAATTCCGCAGCGGTCTTAAACTCTATGACTTTGGAACACAGTCACTGGCTCAGGTGCAGTTGCTGGACAGTCAAATTAACGACGCTCTGAGCAATATCAATGGTCGTCGTGTTACTGACACACAGAGCTTGACATTAAATGGTCATCTATTAGTGGATGGTGACCTGGTGATATTCAATAACGACACTGAGTCTCAGGTGCGAGGAAAAGTTTATCAGATACAATATGTGGATGTGGATGGTGATTTAAATTTATTCAGTCGTGCGCCAGTGCGTGTGGCATCCACCACCAATGTCAACATTACCAGTCCTGGCACAATTGATGGGGTCACATTACAACCATATGATCGTGTGTTGTTGTGGAAGCAAACCCTCGCACAACAAAATGGTATCTATTATTACATCAGTGGTAGACTGGAACGCAGTGATGATGTCAACTCAGTAACTGAACTAAGCACTGACTTCTATGTATATGCTTCTGCAGGCACAGTTAACCGTAACACTTGGTTTAGATATGTGGTTAATTTAAACACTGTGCAACTGGGAACAACTCCGCTGAGTTTTGAAACGGTGTTAGCCCGGGGACCAGTTATTTCACTGACAGAATATGCTACTGCACTCGCGGGCGATTGTGTGGTTGTGACCTCAGCTGATGCCAACAATCGTGGCACCAACTGGTACTGGAATGCGTCAACCAAATACTGGACACTGAGCAGTCAGCAAAAAACTCAGGTGCAACAAGCTCCTAAATTTGATGTATTTGATTACAATGGCGTCAGCTATGCTGATTCCAGAGTTTATGATCTCAGTTCCTTTGCTGGCAGCACACTGATTGAATATCAGCGAAATTCCAGCGTTGCATCTGACCCAGTGCTGGAATTTGGATTAACTTACCGCAATATAGCCAATGTGGGTGATATCACATTCCTGAATACATATGAATCTGACACATTTACTCATCAGATTAATAACAACCCTGTGCAGATCGCAATTAATCAGGGCGTAGCCCGCAGAACTGATGTTATAACCGGTGCTGCCAGTGAGTTTAGCCCATGGCAACAAGCACTAACTAATTTGGAACTGTATCAGAATATATCAGCAACTGGTTCCAGAACTATTCAGGTAAGCTGCACACTGTTAAATAAGACCACAGCCAACAACACCCTGGTGTTCGTGGATGGCCACCAGCTTAGTCCAGACAACTTCACAGTGCAGGTGGTGAATAACACAGTGTTGTTCACCATTGGCAACGCGGTGACTGTTAACACTGACAGCACAGTACTGGTAAAATTAATCGCAGCCACACCCATTGTGGGAGCATATTATGATGTTCCTGCCGCATATGATATCAATCCCTACAATCAGCGTCCAGTGTCATTTACCCACAATGATATCAAACAACATACTGATGCCATGCATCACCAGCACGGTCACGGTATAAGCCCAGCTGACACTGAAAATAGTCTGGACGATCCTGACCACCAGGGTAAACCTGGATTAATTATGTTGCATGAGGGGTTCAGCGTACTCAGCACACTGATGCTTACTGATAACCGATACAATATTGATCGTGCGCTGAAGAATGCTGCTGCTGACTATGAATTATTTAAACTGAAATTCCTGCAAGCTGGAGATCAGGTAGAGAACATCGTGAATCTCAGTGCTCGACATGGTGTAGATCAGATCTTTGCAGTGTTGGCAGCTAATCACAATTCCAGTTCTGCATGGTATACCAGTGACATGGTTCCACTGGGTGGCACGGTCGTCAGGTATACGGTGGATGACCCACAACAACAATATTATGACATTTCTCGACAACTGGATCAGGTTGCCAGTAATCAGGCAGTGCTGGTCTATCTCAACGGTCAACAACTGGTACGCGGTGAAGATTACGAAGTATTTACTGGTCGACCAGCAGTAGAGATCATGCTGGTTGTCAGAGTGGGCGACCTGATTGAAATTGTTGAATACACTAATACCGATGGTTGTTATATGCCAGCAACTCCAGCTAAACTGGGCTTGGGCGCAGCTTATGTGCCCAGTATGTACACTGATGATACCTATCAGGAATCAGTGCTGGTTATACAAGGCCACGATGGCAGCATTACTCGTGCATTCACTGATTATCGTGATACATTGCTGATGGAACTGGAACTGAGAATCTACAATAACATCAAAGTAAATTCTGAGTTATGGAATCAGGTAATAGAAAATCGTGTGCCCTCAGCAGGCCGCTTCAGAGAACTCAACGGACTGGCAACATACAGCATGATCGAACAAGCATCCATTCAGCGCAAGTTCTTTTATGAATGGGTTGCTGAAAATCATGTGAATTTCCGCACATCAGTGTATGAGCAGAACAAAGCATTCACCTACAACTACAATAACAGCACTGACAAGATCACAGGTGATCCGTTGCTGGGTTACTGGCGTGGTAGTTATCGTGACTTTTATGACACTGATCGTCCACATACTCATCCCTGGGAGGTACTGGGCTTGAGCGTCAAGCCCACTTGGTGGCTAAGCACTTATGGCCCAGCACCCTATACTGGAGAGAATCTTATCCTGTGGCAGGATCTGACCAACGGTGTGCTGGGGCACACTGGCAAAGTCAGCGCCACTGGCTACCGAACCACCAATGTGTATAATACATCACGCACTGCTCAGCTGAGTTTGCTGGATGTGATACCAGTATCATCCAGTGGTGAGTTGTTAGATCCCAATGTGAGTTTAACAGCTATTCTGGAAACTCAGACTCTGCGTGCTGGCTTTACTTTTAATGATGGCGGACCAGCTGAAACAGCATGGAGACACAGCAGCACGTTCCCGTTCGCTCAGTTACGCACCAAGATCTTACAGAATCCTCAGTTTATGCTGGGTACACTGTGGGATCTGGATAATTATTGCCCGCATGTGCGTCACAACACCACACCCACTGTGGCTGGAATGTTTGATGGATTTAAATATCTGGTTACACAGATCCCCAGCATTGCTGATGTTGAGTTACACAATGTGGATACTGATGCTGCTGGCATCACAGTGCGCAAACACAGTATGCTGAACTATATTGTGGAATATCTAACTAATCAGGGTGATACTGCCGCACTGTTCAAGAAATACATCACCCACAGTACTGTGAACTTGGTTTACAATTTGGCTGGGTTCGCTGATAAAGGCAACCTCACAGTGTATGCTGAGCAGAACAGTCCACAGACTATTCAGCAGACTGTCAAAGTACCTGCAGAAGACTATAGTTTATTACTGAGTCAGAGTACTCCAGTGGGACAAGTGACCTACAGTGGAGTTATCATCACACAAAGCGTTAATGGTTACAAAGTAACTGGCTATGACCAGGAATATCCATTTTTTATTATCAGTCCCAGCAATCCCACTGGTAAAACCACCAGCATTACGGTGGGCAGCCAGAGTTTTACGGTGTATCAGGAAAATGCTGAACAACCCATTTATGTTCCATACGGATTTGAATTTAGTAATCGTCAGACTGTGGTGGACTTCCTGGTCAGTTACGGCGCATATCTGCAACGTTTGGGTTTCTTGTTTGAAACTGATACCGCCACTGACCGAGTTAACTGGACAGATGCAGCAGTACAGTTTGTAAAATGGAGCTATTATGACTGGGCACCCAATCAGGGCGTGAATCGCATCAGCCTGGTACTCAACCCCAGCAGCGGTGTTCTAAAATTCCAACCAGTGGCTGGCACTCTGGACAGTTTGCTTAATCCTGGGTCACTGTTGCTGGATGAAAATCAGTATCAGATTGATACCAGATACCTGGATGTGCTGCGTGATTCTGATGTTACCTACATCAACCATCAGTTGCCATTGGGTGTGATCAGTGCGCTGAGAGCCAACTTAATAAACTTTGAACACAAACTGATACTGAATAATCGCACAGTATTCAATGACCTGATCTATAACCCAGCATTGGGTACCAGGCAAAACCGCTTGAGAATCACTGGACTGAAATCTGGAGATTGGAATGGCACGTTGGCCAGTGCTGGTTTCATGATGATGCTGAGTGATGTGGCTGACTGGCAACCCAATACTGACTACCTGCGTGGCAGCATTGTACGGTATAAGAATCAGAACTGGACTGCGCTCACTGCGGTGATTGGCGCTAGTAAATTCCAGCAGAATAACTTCAGTGTCACTGACACTGTGTTTCAGGATCAGCTGATGCCCAGTATTGGCGCTAAAGCACTGGATCTGGAACATGCGTATGATCCATATTACCACAACAGCATACCCGACATGGTGCGTCTGAGATGTGACGCACTGGGATATGTGGAACGTACTTGGCTGGCCAACCTGGGGCTGGACTTGCTGAATCAGACTGAATTCTATCGTGGCTGGATCAAGCAAAAAGGCACGCCACAGGCAATAACTAATTTTACATCAGCTGGCACCACTGACCTATTGGCTGACTTTGCTGTGTTTGAAGAATATGCCATCAAGATGGGTGAGTACGGCGCAACTGGACGCACTGGATATGTGGACGTACAACTCAATAGCACCGTGGCGGTCAATAACCCCGTGGCAGTGGAGTTTGCGGTTGGCAGCAGTGATACCAATATTATCAGAGTTTCAGACAGTGTGTTGTACAAGAAACCACTGGGCTGGAATGCTAACTTCATACAGACACTGGATGCTGGTAATCTCAATGATTCAGAATCACCATTCCTGTCAGCTGGCCCAGTATTGCCCAGTGACATCTACGACTTTGCCCGCAGCAATACACTGCAATACAACAGTACATTGCAGAACTTGCTGACATTTCCCAGCAAACTCAGCATGACCACAGAAACCGACACTGGTAACCTGTTGCGCAATGTTAGAAATCAAAATTGGTTCTGGATTGCAGTGGATGAAGTCAGCTCAGCTGAAAACAAATACAATGTGATTACTTGGAAACTGTCTGCTGCGTATATCAAACAAGTGGTGCTGAACACAGTGCAGAATACCATAGATTTATACCTAAGTTCTGGCGTGGACGCATATGTGGGCGATATTGTGGCTGTGGATATCACCCAAGCACAGGGTGTGTTCACTGTGAATGATTATCAGGTACAACCCAGTGGTGATTATTACAGTGTTCTGAGTTTGCAGGTAACTGACGTCACCCAGTATACATTTGACAATATCACCTACACTGATGTCACTGCCCCACAGGGCATTTACACGTACACAAGTTTACGGCACAATGATATTGGCAGTGCCATACTGGATTCACAAGTTAATAGACTCCGGCTGCCAGTACTGACTCGGGCTTATGTGGACTATGACACCACAGGATTTGCTGTGTTTGATTTCCGCGAACCCTATGTCACTGGTCAGGCAACTTTACCAGCGGGCTCAGCGGTAACCACTAGTATTGCACAGGATGAAGCTACCAAACTGCTGTGGTTAGGTCAGGCCACAGCCAACCAAGTGACACTGAAAACCATGGAATCAGCCCGACTCAGTGCTGGTGATGTCGCTGGGTTGGGCACGGTGGTACACACTTTCGCCGCCACTGGCAATACTACCTCACTGGGCTCACAGGTTGTGAATCTTACCTCGGGCCTGGCAGTTGCCACGGCGACCGACAGCAGCAACAGCGGTCAGTTATATATTCTAAAATATACACCCACGGTTGCTGCTGTCAGTCAGACAGTTTATGGCGCCAGCGGTTCATATCTGGGATCCAGTGTAAGCGCCAGTGCTGATGGTGTGTGGTTGGCTGCTGGTGCTCCTACACCCAGTGGTGTAGGTAGTGTGCGGGTTTACCAACGAGATAGCTCTGACCTGTACAATTTGGTACACACCGTCACTGATCCTGGTAATGTTACTGGTGGTAAATTTGGATCCAGTGTAAGCCTCAGCGCCGACGGTGCATTGTTGGCTGTGGGAGCTCCATCCGCTGGAGCTGGCGCTGGTAAAGTTTATACTTTCAGCAGAGCAACAACCACATTTACTCTGACTCACACTTTATCAGCCGGGGACAATGATGATCAATATGGAGCCAGTGTTGCGGTCAATGGTGACCTACTAGCCATTGCTGCGCCACAATCTTCTCAGGTCATTGGCAGTCAGACATTAAGACAGCTGGGTAAAGTGCAATTATGGAATTATTACTCCAGTGCTTGGCATCTGATTCAGACCATTGATAACACAGATGTTTTCAGTACTGGCTTTGGTCAACAGCTCAGCTGGCTTACCACCAAGGTATTGGCTGTGGTGGAAAATAATGCTGAATTCGTACAAGCCGATCAGTTGCATCTGGAAAGCAACATTCAGTTTGACAGCGGCGGCACAGTGATGTATGACAGCGCGGCACAACCTGGACAGAGATTATCACAGTATCAATTATTACGCACATCAGCATCAGTGTTGTCTGCCCAGCATGACACTATACAACTGACCCGTGTTAAAACAGTACAATACCAATCAGCAACCGGAGTTAATTTGTGCTTTGCTGGCAACCTACAACGCTTGTGGGTGGGTAATAGATTAGCAACGACTGATGAAAACAATGTAGTGTGTTACACCAATGACAATGCATTGTCTGGCTGGACTATGCTGAGACAGCAACAGCCCACATTGGATGCTCACAGTTTGTTCAGAGCATGGATTTATAATAGTCGTACTCAGCAGAAAATAGTGGATCTGGATGTGGTGGATCTGGCTCAGGGGTTATTGCCCGGAGTGATAGCTCAGCATATTGATTATATTTCTGGCAATGACCCAGCAGTATATGGTGTTGCATTGTGGCGTGGCGGCATTACTTATGAAGTTGGCAGCCGGGTAGTTTACAACGACACTGTATATGTAGCTAATCAGATTCACAGTGCGGGATTCTTCAACACTGAACACTGGACAGTGTTATCCACCCAGTCTCAGGTAGCCAACACTGGCAGTATTAAATGGGGATCAGCGCAGGTGGGTCTGAATTGGTTCAGCACTCGCCAGCTGAGAACAGTAAACTATTATCAGGGCGAGTTGATGGATCGAGTGGCCAACTACAACACATGGTTTCCTGGCACACAGATCAATATATATGAATGGACTGTCAGCACAGTACCGCCCGCGGCATACACTGGCACTGGTACCGTGGCTGCCGACGCGGCCACAGTTTACGACAGTCAGACCAGCCAGTGGTATTTCTGGGTAGCTAACAAAACTCAGCCCAGCGAAGTTCACACACTGAGCACTGCTGATATCAGCAATGCGCTGACTTATCCCCAACTCAGTGGTTTGCCTATGATTTCACCAGCCAATACTCACGGCGTGATATTGTATAATGTGGCCAATGAAGTTAACAATGGCGAGAATGTTCTACATATTGATTATGTGTTGGAAGATCATACCAACCGTTTACACAGCGAGTTCCTGATGCTGAGTGAAGACGGATCTGGTCACTGGTTAACCACTCCTATTTACACCAAAATGGTGGACAGTTTGTGTGGACAATCCAACATCACCTTTGGTGGCGTTACCACTCAGCTGGAAGTTCCAGACCCTGCGCTGAATACTGAAGATCGGTATGGAGTTGCATTTAGACCACGCCAGAGTCTGTTCAGAGATCGTAACAAAGCCATCCAGATCTATTTCCAACAGATCAACACAGCCATTGCAAGTCAGGCAGTAGCTAACTTATCCACACTGAGCTTGTTGCAACAGCGTGACCCAATGCCCACTACAGGATTTGATGCTACTGTGGTTGATCGTGAGACATTGCTGATACTGGATGTTCGTGATTATGTTAACAACACCGTAATTCTGATTCACAGTGATAGTTTAGCTACCAATTCAGGTTGGAGCCTGGTTAAATTAGTCAACGGCCAATGGGAGATGGTAACCAGTGAGTTCTACAATCTCAGTGAGTACTGGCAGTATCAGGACTGGAGCTCAGCTGACTACACTGAAACAGTTGCTGACAACACCATTGCTCACATTGGATACTTACCCAGCATTAACTTGGTAACAGGACAGTATTTAAAAATTCTCAATAATGGCGACAACAACGCAGCAATGTATCAGATTCAAGCAGACCAGACTCTGAATCCAGTGTGGATACAGCGTGGAACCATACAGTTTAAAACCAAGCTGTATGACACAGTGGTCACTGGCTTAGATGGCACGGCGTTTGATACTGTGGCTGGATTTGACAGTTATCCAGCATTGCCCCTGAGACTGATTCTAACTGCACTGAATCAGCATATTCTCACTGGTGACCTAATGACAGTGGCCGACAGCGCCTTCTTTGCAGTAATGAGATTTGTACTACAGGAAAATCTCAGTGTGGATTGGTTATTCAGAACCAGTTTTATCAATGTCAAACACCGTGTGAAGAATCTAAATCGTCAGACTAACTATCGGCAGGATGACGAACAGTTTGTGCGTGACTTTGTAAATGAAACCAATCCTTATCACACTCGAATACGTGAATACACCAATGTGTACAGCGCAACCGACACCGCACTGACTGCCGCCAGCGACTTTGACTTGCCAGCATTGTATGACGCAGTGTGGTATGCTGGTCAGTATCCTGGTGCATACGGCAAGCTAAACAGTGGACAAGCTAGATATTTCACAGCTGGCGTTGCACTGGCTCAAGAAAACGGATTACTATATGTGGGCAGCAATGGCATGGCAGCTCACGCTATGGGCTTATGGCCCAACACCACCGTGACATCAGCAACACCGCAACACTGGGTATTTGCGCTGAATCAGACACCAACTGAAACAGTTACTAAATATCCAGTGCCCACCAACAACATCATTGGTGTAGCAATCAATGGTGTACCGTTCTTCAGTGTGGTGGCCGAGGAAATCGACACGCTGACCTGGGTGAATGATCCCAGTGTCACTGAAACTTATACTGTGAATATTGCGGCTGGCACCAGCTATGTTGGGCCAGACGCCAGCAATGGGTATTTGACTTCCACGGGCGCATATGTGTACCGCGCAAATCCTACGCTGCTGTATACGCTGAATTCCAGCCAGCATAGTCCATTGATCGGATTTGCGCTGGATGGATTCCCCATTTATGGACCGTACGGGTACAGGAGAGTTGATGGTTCTGGTGGAATCATTCAGAACACCAGCAGTTATCGACTCAGGAATGATTACAGACTCAGCACTCGGACTGTTGTCAACGGGCAAGCCTACGCCGACTATGCAGCGCCCACTGGCGAGTACATTGGCGATTGGGAATATGTGGCAGGGCTGGGTACACTGGATGAGCATAATGGTAGATTTGTAAAAACTCCAGAATATCCCTATGGTACCTACGCATACTTTGTCACTGTGTCCACTTATGATCATACTATCCCAGTGTATCCCTACATTGTGGGTTCCACATTCCAGGGTGTGCCCACTGGATTGAAATACAACTATGTGGGTGAGTCATCAGTTGCAATATATGAAAATGGCAACTATCAGATGCCCGCTGAACCAGCGCCAGTTAGCTCAGACTGGAGCTTAAGATCACCCACTGGCTTGTTCCCCAACGACGAGATTAGATTTACTCAGGGAGTTTATGCCAACTGGAATAACCATCACACGTATAATCTCACTGGCTTAACCGTGGCTGACACTGGTCATGGTTACAGTTACACACCCAGTGTTAATATAACTGGTGGAGGCGGGGCAGGAGCCACGGCCCGAGTCACAGTGAATCCACTGACCCAGCAGCTGAATCCCACAGTGACACTGACCTCAGTGGGCACTGGGTACACTAGTCAGCCACTAGTGGAAGTAATTGGTGGATTTGATGTACTAACCTGGGAAAACACTGTGGTTTACAAACCAGGCGATGTGGTACTGTATGCGGCCAATCAGGCATTCTATGAAGCAAACCAGCTGGAGACATCAGCTAATGTGGCTGGAGTGAAACACACTGTTCAAACTAAAGGATTATTTGTTACCCTGGCGTCAGCCACTACTAGTAATGATGTCAACATCACAGTGGAGTCAGCCACTGATATTCTCCTAGGCATGGTGGTGGCTGGAACTGGCATTACTGGTACTCCCACCGTGAGTTCCGTTAATACTGCGGCAAAAACTGTGACATTATCCAGTACACAGTCGGTTACTGCTGGACAAACCTTGACATTCACCCTGACCTCAGCTAGTGTAACATTGGGCTCAGTGTCGGGTATAGTTACTGGTATGATTGTGACTGGCACGAACATTGTTGCAAATTCTTATCCCACTGTGATTACTGTGGATACGGCCAACTCCAAAGTAACATTGAGCTCAGTGCAGACTTTGGCCAGATATGATCAACTGAGCTTTGTGTCAGCAACTTATGATTCCACCAATACCACACTACCAGTGGGTAGTAATACTGGTACAGTTATAGCCAATATGCGAGTCGTGGGTCAAAATATAAGTGTAGATGCTGTTAGTAATATTGCCACTTATGGTAATGTCAACATCACAGTGGGGTCGGTAACTGGTATTGCGACAGGTATGACGGTTTCCAGTAATAACATCACTGATTTCCCCACAGTGAGTGCCATTGATACTGTGACTAAAATTCTGACATTATCCAAACCAGAGTCAGTTACTGCTGGAGAAACCCTGACATTCACGCTGGTCACCACGGTCAGTTCCACGGCTAACACCATCACCGTTTCTGGAGATCATCGTGATGTGGTTGCTAATACACAGCTGACCCTGTCCTATTTGTATGGTAATCCTGTCTCTGATACAACAGCCTGGACTCAGCTGAGCTTAGACAATATTCTTATACCCCGCTCAGCTGTGTTGACACCTGTGTTGACCAACTCAGTGGTGAGAAAACCCAATATCACCATGCAGTATAATCGTTGGGCATCGGTGGATTACCCCAGCGTACTGGTAGATTCTGTACCATTCACAGACACTTATGCTGTGGTGGACGCTGCCATGACCGATCAAGATGATACCCAGCTGGATAATGTGGTATTACAGTTGGCATTCAATACTGATACTGTAACTGAGAATATTTGGAACTATCAACACTGTGTGGCTGGCGCTAGATCAGCCAGCTTCAGCAATATAGATGGCAATCGATATCTCACCACAGCCACCACAATCTCTGGTCTGGGCATTAATGATTTTACCATTGAATTCTGGTTCCGTATGCAGACGGTGCATAGCAAACAAGTGTTATTCAGTACTAGCGGAATAATTATCTATGTTAATGAGTTAAATCAGGTGTGTGTTAGTGATTCCAACAGCAGCAGCAGTTTAGTATCCGGGGGCAGTGTTACCACTAATATCTGGCAACACGCTGTGGTTGAGCGCAAATACAACACTGTGAGCTTATACCTAGATGGTTATCGCCTGGGCCAATACACCGCAGAGGGTTATCAGAATCATAACTTCAGCGGCGCCAACCCCACACTGGGCACTGAAGTGACACCTGCACACACTGCCAATGCGTTCATGGATGAACTCAGAATCACGTCGGGTGTGCTGAGATATGATGCTGCTAACTATGCTGTACCACAGGGAGCATTTGGTCGTACGGTGATAACTGACAGTTACCTAAATCATGTGACATTACTGTATGGATTTGAAACCCTCAGTGCTGATTTACCCACTGGCATCAACTTTGTGCCCCAGGGTGTGAGCACGGTGGTTCAGGATCGCAGCGTGAACAGTAAGCTGGTAACAGTGGTCAATCCAGCACAGCTCACGGTGAACAACACAATCATCAGTGCAGCTCACAGTGAGGTCTTAGCTGCCACTTTCGCCGCAGGTGCATACTTAGATGTTGGCAGCAGTACAGACTTCAATCTAGGCACTGGTGATTTTACTATTGAGTTCTGGATGGATCCTGCCTCAACTGGAACCATATTCACACTGGCTGCTGGCACCACTCACAGTTTAACAGCAAGTATGTCAGATACCACTCATATACAACTGCTGGTGAAAACAGCAGAAGCCAGCACAGTGATGACTTTAACTGGCATCATCAGCACTGGTGCTCACTTTATTAGTGTTGAACGGTATCAGCAACGCATGATGTTGTATGTGGATGGTATTTTGGTGGATCAAGATGATCAGGCTGATTATAGTTTCGGCACCAGCACCAACACAGTACCGTTGATGATCAGTGCGGTGTCAGCAGGGTTCACTGGCAAGCTGGGTGACTTCAGAGTAACTGCAGGACTTGCGCGGCATTCTCCAGTAGGCAACTTTGATACCCTGATACACAGTGACTTCACTGACACCGCACTGGGTATAAGATCTGCAGACGTAGTCATTGATGGTAGTGGTTTTGTTACCAACATCAACTGTCCAGCTGATGATGAACATGTTAATGGCCGACTGTATGACACACTGGATGTTCGTGTGTTCAGTAATGGTAATTTAACCACAGCAAACACTGGCTTCAGAATGTTCAAGGACATGCTAGATAATATCAGCTTTTATGCGGTGCCAGCCACTGGTACAACCACATTGACTCAGGCTCTTAACTGGTATGACACTGAGATACATCTGGCAGGTGTCAGTGGATTCCGTACTCCGATTGATAATCGCTGGGGCGCAGTATTTGTCAACGGTGAACGCATTGCTTACCTCGGTGTGGATCCTGTGAATAACTTACTCACAGGCATAGTCAGAGGCACACTGGGCACACATACCCCAGTGGTTCATGCCAGTGGCAGCCGTGCTGAAGCTGCTGGTGATAACTTGGTATTACCTGGCATTTCAGGTGTAGTTGGCGTGGCGCACACCGTAACAGCCAATGTCAGCAGCAATGCTACCATACAGATTGATTCGATTGCTGGTATCACACCAGGTATGAAGGTAACTGGTAATAGTGCTGTAGCGTCAACGGTGGTTAGCACATCAACAAATCAGGTGATACTGGCTACACCACAAACACTGACTCGGGGCACGGTGTTAAGCTTTGGGGATATTGTGGCGCACAGTGTGAGACCATTCACCACAGTGAACACCAACAGTTTAACAGCTTATCACAACACCTGGAACACACTGGGATCAGCAGTGGCAACTGATGGACAGGGATTACAGCTGAGTTCCACTGACATCGCAGTGTTTCTTATCAATAACCCAGCTCAGTTGCCGGTATAAATAACTGATATGAACATACAAGATCAGAAAACGCCTGTGTCACCGCAGGAACAGATCCAGGAGACTCCCAGCTTGTATGTGGAGTCATATCTAAAAATTTCAGATCCTGAAACGCAGACTATAATTGTAAACATGAGGGCATAGAATGAACATCGCTTTGGATATTAAAGGCTGGATAAAAATCACTGACATTGACACCAACACAGTATTGGTGGACAAACCCAATGCGATTCATTATGAAAACTTTTCGCTGGCATTGGCTCAGAGTATTTGTGCTGGGCCGTTGAATGCCAATGATGTGAATAGCGCCAGTGGGTTCATCCGAAGCATGGCATTTGGCAATGGCGGAACTGATGTCAGCAGCACTGGTGTTATCACATACAATACTCCTAACTACACTGGAGCCAGTGCTGGGTTATATGCTCAGACTTATGAAAAAGTAGTAAATCAGAATTACAGCAACAACACTGACCCAGTCCACAACAAACTCACTGTGAGTCATCAGTTGGGCAAAGCCTATACAGATATACTGGTTAGTTGCCTATTGAACTATGGTGAACCAGCAAATCAGCAAGTATTTGATAACACCACGGATTACAACAGTGCCTATGTGTTTGATGAACTTGGACTCAGATCATCCGGCGGCAAACTGTTGACCCATGTAATTTTTCATCCAGTACAGAAAAGCCTGAATCGTCTGATACAGCTTGATTATACAGTGCGCGTGCAGACATTGACAAATTTGTCCTAGTATGAATACAATTTCAAGGAGATGTAGTAAATGGCTTATACGATAAACAAATCTAACGGGACCCCAATATCTGTAGCAGACAATGTGGTGGATTCTACTTACAGCGTCCAGTTGGTGGGTAAAAACCGTACCAATTACGGCGCCACCATTAATCAAAACTTTTTCCGTCTTATGGAACATTTCTCCAGTGGTAGTGCCCCCAGCAGTCCCCAGTCTGGTCAGGTATGGTTTGATTCTACCTATTTCACATTAAAGGTCTGGGATGGCACATATTGGAAACCACTAAGTGGCATAGCCACAGCAACTCCCAGCAATCCAGTATCTGGTGATCTGTGGTTTGACACTGTGAACCAGCAGCTGAAAGTGTATGCTGGTGCAGTCTGGGTAGCTATTAACTCTGGCATCTCAGGTGGCGGCACCAATGGCGCCATAACTGAAACTGTGATTGACAGCAGCACTGTGTCACATTATGTGTCGTCATTGTATGCCAGTGGTGTCAGAGTGGCGATGTTGAGCAAAGAACCTGTAACAGGTATTACTGGTTTCACTGGGTTTAGTAATCTAGTAGCCGGTATCAATTACAATACCAGCATCAGCACCAGCACTGTGAATGGTAATGTAGTTGGCGCCACTGCTGTGTTTAGTGGCAATATCACTGCTGGCAATATAAATGCGGTAAGTGGTAAACTCAGTGTCACTGGCAATGCCAATGTGGGAAATATTGGCACAGGCATTGGTATCTTCACCGGAGCAATCAGTGTCACTGGCAATGCCAATGTGGGCAACGTTGGCGCAGTCGCTGGAGTATTCACCGGAGCAATCAGTGTCACTGGCAATGCCAATGTGGGCAACGTTGGCGCAGTCGCTGGAGTATTCACCGGAGCAATCAGTGTCACTGGCAATGCCAATGTGGGAAATATTGGTGCAACCAATATTGTGGGTGCATTAACCACAGCAAGTCAAACTAATATTACATCAGTTGGTACATTGGGCTCACTTAGTGTCACTGGTAATGCCAATGTGGGTAACGTTGGCGCAGTCGCTGGAGTATTCACTGGCTCACTGGCACTTAAAGCACCAGTGACGGTGAGTGCCAGTACATATACTATGCTGGCTACTGATTCATCACTGATAATCAACGCTAGTGCGACGTGTACGGTAACATTGCTCGCACCAGCAACATATCCAGGAAGAATACTCAATATTAAGACCACCGCAGCTTACACTGTGGTCAGTGCTGGCAGCAACGTTGTACCCGTGGCTGGCGGTTCCGCTGGTACGGCTATCCTGGCAGGCACTGCTGGTAAGTGGGCTATGCTGCAAAGTGATGGCACGAGCTGGGTGACAATGCTGGCTGGTTAATTTACATAATTTAGATGACAATGGCGACCTTTGTGGGGTCGCCATTGTTATGATCCATTCTGTTTCCAAGAGGATCAATCTCAGTCGTATAAACTGAACTAGGCTGTTGCCAGTTCAGCGACTTCGGACGTGAATCCGAAATCTGCGACATCATACCACTTATTAGAGTTGGCTGATTTTTGTTTGCTCTGATTTACGTGAGTGCTTCACGGCTGACTCCCGTCACCTATTGAGTCCTGTCGAAACCGGTCGCCCCCAAGTACTACATAGTGGAGGCGGGGAGAATCGAACTCCCGTCCACGACACTTTCAGTTGTTATCAACATCAGCGGTACTACGATATTACTTATGCCAGTGATATCACTGGCACCAGAATTCTTTTTGGGCAACAAACGCCTGATAATCCTGCCACACCTGGTCCATGTTGCTCCAGGACATACAATTATACTGTCTGATAAAGCATTTAACTTGTCGTATCAGGGATAATTGGGGCCAGCCAGAATACTCTGACCACCCCAACGTACCCTGGCGATGACGCTGAGCTAACTGATCCCATAGTTCTGAAGTATACAAGGGCTTGGTTGGATCACATCGCAGTACGACATTCTGCTGAATCACAGTGGCGGCCATATACCGTAGATCGGTATGATTGAACAACTCTATGGTGTGATCACAATCGAGACACAGGCTGCCCTGCCTACCTTCTCCGCGCGATGCATTGCAAATATCACACTTATTTTTCGCTCGATTAACTTTGCACCCACTACTGAACTCATCGTCCCACTCCCACTCTACTAGTTGAGGTCTAGCCATTGTGGTCCTTCATGGCAGGACTGACAAAGGTATAGGTTATCTGAGTCTGGATGTCAAACTGGGTATTGCATTCAGTACATTCCACCGGGTGAGTTCCAGAGTCCCACAGTAGATAATAATCTGTGTGCTGCCACACATTAAATTCATGACCACAGTTGGGACAGCGCACACACTGGTCGTTGGTCATTTGCTCACGGCTGCTCAGCGTGCGGCAGTTGTAACACACTGTGGGACTGCCATTGGGGTGCGAAATAAACCCATTACAGCTATTACATGCTTCGCCAGCATCACGTAGAGCCTGGTGATATTTGCCCACATTGACACGTTGGTTTTCATCTACAAAATCAGTAATTGACGTCATTTGATACCTCCATGAGGGATAATATTTCTACAGTACGAGCTGGTGCCTGCACACACAGCCACTTAAAACCATTGGCCTGCTTGGCATCCAGCAGGGCAAACATAGCACCCAGCACTGGCGTAGGCACTTGAGCCTGAGCTGCCAAAGCAAAGTTCTTACGGCTGGTGTTACTAACTGCCACCTGAATAAACCACTGATCAATCTCTTGGCCCAGTGAGTGCATCTGTGCTAAAATCTGATCATACCGTACTCGGAGGTCAGGAAAGTAGGCAAACACTTCTGAATCCTCACCACGCTGCACCAGCTCAACTAGCCCACGAGTGTGCAAACTGTCCTTGAGGTGATGAATTAGTACATAACGCGGACTCTTGATCTTGATGCGACGCCAGTGCTGGTCCACCACCACATAGCCTTCTTGATGTGCAGGGTCCAGCGCATCAGCCGCGGCCAGTACATCAGCAACTGAAGTCAACGCAAACTCACGTACCACATCCCAGCAGTGAGCCCACAGAGCAACTGGATGCTCAGCGCCATCCTGATCACGAACACCAATCAGCGTCAGATTGCCAGTGTTGTCTGATTGCTGAGTCACAATACGGTTATACTGACTGGTGAGCTCAAAGCAATAGGTCCAGCCTGGGAACAGATCGCTGACGTCAGAATACTGATCCTGCCAAGTACGCCAGAACAGCTCAGCAAAGGTAAAGCTGTGCTCACCCACATTTCCGCCAGCATCTGGCGACCCTTTGGTCGCCACTTGCCATGCACCAGCATACCAGTACACAATCATCAAACTGCCGTCCAGCTTCTCCTGCACTTTGGCAGTGGACCAGTCAATGTCAGCAGCACCAGTCTCGCCCTGGTTAAAGAATCGAGTAAACGGTTGTGCTACCACGCGCCAGTTCTGATCCTGATCCAGTATCAGTCCTCGACTCTCTACCACCACAGGGTGAGACTTGTGTTCAGATGCGGCGATCTGGTCGTATGTGAACTGTAGCAGGTTGGGCCACTGTGGGTGAGCCTTGGGCTCCACACCCAGTGTCTTGAGCTGAGCTAATGCATCAGTTTGAGTACGCAACAAAGTCTGGATGTTCAGTACCGGCATACTACTATTATAGCACAGACCAAATAGCAATGTCAACAAAAGATATTCAGCTGGTATACGCAGAAGAACGGGGACAGGGTCCCCGTTCTTGTACCAACTTACAACATTGAAGTTTTAATTGAGGAAAGCAGGCTCGGTGAAGAAGAACCCGTTGACCAGGTCCATCACAAGACCAAAACCAGTCAGCGTGGGCTGAGTTCCGGACACCCGCAAGACGCCAGTGCGATTCTGCGTGAAGGTATAAGCCTGATCCATTACGAAAATGACATGGCCACCAGCTGGTACCACCGCAGTCAGCGGGGTTGTAGTAATGGGCAACAGGTTAACACCATTGGTGTCCAGGAACTCCAGGGTCACTGTCTGTGGGTAGTTCAGCGCATTGCTGATGGCAATACCAGTACTGCGCCTTGTGGCGGTGGTGTTGTCAAATGCCACACTGAACCCACTGGCCGAGCTGGGTTTGACTTCGATCGCACTCTGGAAGTTGGGAGTGGTGCTCACGAATACCACATTGATGCCAGGCACTGATCCCTGCACAGTGTGTACCACGGCAGTACCGGACTGCGGCTGAACTGAGTCCACCAGCACATCCACTACCCCCTTGGCTGGCACAGTTACGGCAGGCACATACTGTGTGCTGAACCCATTGACTAGATAGTTTGTGGCCACGCCAGCATCGTTGAAGAACTGCAAGGAATTGATACTGATAGAACTTGACGTATTCACCAGCCGAATACGTGTCTTCCATACACCACCAGTGGCAATGTGTGGAATGGCACGGTCATTGGCACCAGGCAGCACATAAGTACGGCTATTGGTGACGTTGACGGTCAACAACAAGCTCAGGGTGTTTGCGTTGGCCTGTGCTGGATTGGCATACAACGGAACAAAGCTCACCAGCACGGGATAAGAACCCACAGCCAGGGCACTGAGGCCAGCGGTGTTCAGCGTGAGATGCACTGAGATACTGGTACCAGCAGGCAAATAGCCCACACTGGGTGAAACACTGACCACACTGTCAAAGCCAGTGGTGATCTGGGTATTGTAAAAATACCCAGCAGCATTGGGTGCCGTGAGGGTGACATCTGACACGGACGGTAATGTCACCTGACTGAGATCATAAGTAACAGCGGCAGTGGCGGGACTCAGAGTCTGTGCCTGCGACATTGCTGCCATGAGTGATAGAAATACTACAGATAAAACCTTTTTCATTATTATTCCTCTTTATTTGCTTGATGTATGGCGCCGAAGCACCTGAAAAACTCGGCTTTGTAGACGGTGTAGGGTTTCTGAATCCACTAAATTCGCAGATTCTATTGCCCTGAAAGTCACTGTCCAGCCGGTGCTGATTTGTTGGTTCAGCCAACCGTTAAATTCAGCAGTGTTGCTGAACTCCATTGCATAGCCGCCTATATCTATTTTAGCATAGGATTGGCTTTCGATGGCATACATTTGGTAATTGTGCATCAGTGTTCTTATCCATCGAGTTTCCTGAACACTGTTTTCCAAACATATCAGCTCTGGGGTCAAGAAAATCTCCATTCTCCAGGCCTGCCTGGCCACCGCAGGCAATACTCTACCAGTTGCATCTGATCCAGTTGTGCAGTCACCTGAAATACGTTAACCTTGTGATAATAATCAATGTCTTCCACCATATTGGTGGTGATACCCAGATCAGTTACCCAGTGTCCTATGGGACTGTCCCAGAACTCTGCAATACGAGCTTCCAGCAGCATCATGGGATCTTCAACGTCACCGATATTCCACTGGTCAATAATCATACTGCCATGGCTGCCTTGATAGCTGCATGACACTGGTAGTTTTCCAGTCTAAAGTCTGTGGGTTTGAAGATGTCGATATTGCTGACATCAGGATTGATCCATAATGTGGGGGCAGCATAGGGTGTACGGCTCAGTTGCTCACGCACCGCATCAACATGATTGTGATAGATATGCGCATCACCAATGGTGTGAACAAAGTCGCCCACTTGTAATCCACACATCTGAGCAATCATGTGGGTCAGCAGACTGTAGCTGGCAATATTAAACGGAACGCCCAGGAACATATCTGCAGATCTTTGATACATCTGGCAACTGAGTTTACCGTTGCGCACATAGAACTGACTCAGTACATGGCATGGCGGCAAACACATGTCCTCCAACTCATCAGGATTCCATGCAGTGATGATATGCCTGCGACCCTGGGGATCTTTCTGGATGCCAGCAATCAACTGGGCAATCTGATCCAGTGGCCGATTCACCAGCCCCCAGCGACGCCACTGAACCCCGTAAATGGCTCCAGCATGAGTTGTGCCAGGATATCTGGCTTGCCAGCCTGGTGAGTTGACATTTTCATGCCAGATGGTTTTCTGGTCTGGCACTCCGTGTGTCAGCTCACTGAGCCTGCGCACATCATCAGAACCTTCCAGGAACCACAGCAGCTCACCTACCACAGCTTGCCAGGCTAATTTTTTTGTGGTCACTGCGGGAAACCCAGCAGATAAATCAAATCGCATCTGCATTCCAAACACAGATCTAGTGCCAATGCCAGTGCGATCCTGGGCATCAGTTCCGTGATCCAGTACATGTTGTAATGATTCTAAATATGTTTTCATGAGGTAATATTCACTTTTTCACGATCCGCAGACGCCCCGCTGCTGGGGACGCTGCCAGGATGTTGTCTTTAGATATGATGTTATAGTAAATGGCACTGGCACAGTGTACTGCAACTGCTGGACTCCATCAGGCTCAAACTCTGACTGCCACTCTGACTGTGGGAAATAGGTATCACAGGGCCAGGTATCCTGAAGCTGTGTATGCACCACACGCTGACAATATGGCAGCCACTGACGCAGTATGTCAGCTCCGCCGATCACATACCATGCTGAGGGGAATGTTGTGGAATAGTGGTCTAACACCAGGGTGTGCGGTAGTATAGCAATAATGCCAGCTGGATCACCACTCACCACTGCGGCCACACCTGCCAACGGTAACGCACGGCGTGTGACCACAACATTATATCGGCCGGGCAGCGGTGTGGGCATGTCACTGTCCCAGGTGTTGCGACCCATGATAACGGCGTTACCCTTGGTTATGGCCTGAAAGTTTCGCATATCTGCAGTCAGTCTGGGCCAGGGCATGGAGCCATTTGCCCCCATGCCCCCTGCACTGTCTGTGGCAAATATTGCCGTGATCCAGGGTAATGTATTCAATGTATTCATTGGTATCGTGCTGGCAATTCAGCTAATATACGATTCACTATGGGTTCCACGATGCTGCGGAGTATGGTTAGATCCACTATTAGTTGGATTGACCCAGTAGAGTTATTTGCTTCGGTCAACATCTGGCCAAATAATACTAAACTCTCGGGATCTAATTCATCTAGATCCAGCGTAACAGTGGGGTCATTGGGATACGTGAACTGCACCTGTCTCACCATCACAGTGGGAACTGTGACCATAGTCAGTTGATCCAGCAGCAAATTCCAATCAGTACCCACTGTGGGGTTACCCTGCAACTGGACGACGTCGTCTACGCACAGGAGCGGTAGCGGTTGCATCTTTCTTTGCCTTTCTGGCAACCTGCACCTGATTCACTTGCTCAGAGGCATTGCTGGACATCTGATCAGCTTCGGTCATAAGACGTTGTGACTCAGCCAGCAAGCTGTTGGCTTCAGACTGCATACGCTCAGCCTGAGATCTGAGATTCTGAGCAATTGCTGAGTCGCTCAGCGCATCAGCACTTCGCATGGAAGCTGGGATCTTATCGCTTTTCTGAGGATCTCGCATTCCAGCCTGAGCATCCAGTTCGGCCATTCGGCGCACTGCATCCTGGCCCTGACTCATTTCTTTAAGGATCTTATTGAGCTCATCCAGCCTGACACTGTTGCGTGGATCCGGGGTCATGATTACCTGACTGGACGGCACTTTCTTAATCAGCCCAGTTTTGTGAATGGATTGCAGAATGTTGGTTCCATCTGGCAGCAGATGCCGGTGCAGCACATCAGCCAGCTCACCTGCGTCCTGACCTTGCTTGCTTTCCAGTACTTTCATCACACCGTCGTGATAGATCCTGGGCAAGGTGTCACTGTAGCTGACCAGACACATGTGGTCTTCGTCAGGAACTGTTCTGTAAAGTACGACCACTTTTTTATCGCCATGGCGACCGACGTGTTTCATTGGTATGAGTCCTTTATTCCTGGGTATCTGTGTCAGGGGCTTGGGTTTCTGCAGCCTGACTCTGCTCGCTGGCAGCCAGGAATGCTGCCAGACGATCATAAACTGTACCCACCGTGGTAAGTTCTTCTGCTTTGAATGCGCCGCGCTGGGTGCAGGTTGCGATGATTTCTGCACTCAGTCTGATATCACTGAGATTCAGCGCGAGAGTTTTATTTTCAGTTAGTTGGTCCATATTAGTACTTATCTTGCTACTTCACAGCATGAATTATTTCACTTGCCAAGGGGGTGGCAGCATCAGCACAAAGAAGGTCAGGTCAGCGGGATCTTCAAAACCCAACACCAGCAACTCCACCCTATGCCTCATTTCCACAAATATTCTACTACTGAGTCGGCCCAGTGCCAATCTGATTAGCTCTTGTATGGCTGAATCTGCACCTCCTAATGTGGATGTAGCATGGCTGGTATTTAGATGTACCGTGTGGAAATGCGGCGGCAGGCGATATACTATCCTGGGATGCTGTAATACATGTTTCTTAACATCAGGTAGACTGGAAACTTTCATATAGGAAAGGCCCGGGCCAGTTACCTGGCCCGGGCTTGGTGAGAGATTATCGTTTGTGTTCAGTGTAATGCGTCGTGATTCCATGTGGTGCCGTACAACCAGGGTTACCATGAATTACAAATATGGTATCGCAGTACTGGGCGTCACCCCAGCCGTCATAAGTGTATCCATCAGTTAGAAAAACCAATCGCTTGGGCTCGATGTTATTTTTCTTCATCCACGCCCAGTTGGCGTCAAAGCTGGTCCCACCGCCGCCAGCCAGGCGGTAGTCACGGATGTCAACTAGGTCATCGCTGGTAAACACCTGAGGATTATGCACCGCAGTATCAAAGCACCACACATGAACCTTATATTGATCAAACTGACCCATGATGCCGTTGATCTCGCTGAGGAAGTCACGAGCCTGTGCGTCACCAATACTGCCGCTCATGTCAATGGCCACACAGATATCAACCTGCGTATCCGGCACCATGCCCGGCAGTATGGCATCCAGGTCCCAGCCCCTGCGACTCACGCTGAGCCAACTGTAATCAGCCTGTGCCGTACTGTCCAGGCTCATGCGCAATAGTTCACGCCAGTTCATCTGCGGTTCAGTGAGATCCTTGACCATACGCTGAACACCGCCCGGCAAGTCACCAGCCGAGCACTGTTTGGCAGCGTTGAGCACTGCTTCACGGATATCGTCACGGATCTGACGCCGATCTTGGTCACTGAGCCGTGGTCGCTTGCCCCCGCCTTCGCCGGGCTCGCTGCCTTCCTCGCCGTCTTTGCCGTCTTTGGGCTCACCATCGCCATCCATGTGCTCGTCCAGCAACTGATCCAGCAGGTCCTGCATGTTGATCTTGTCAGCATTCTTGAACAGGTCATCATATACCTGCTCTGAGCTCCAGCCAGAATACTTGCGATCAATCAAGGCAGGCACCGTGGTGATGAGATCGCCCACTTTTTGATCCACCAGATCCTGATTCACCACATAGTCACAGGCAACGTTGTGTAACATGCCATCACGATCGCCACGCCGATCCATGTGCTCATACACCACATGCAGTACTTCGTGCCCAAATAGAAACTCTATCTCACGCGGCTTCAGGGCGTCCACGAATGCGTGGTTGTAGTAGAAGTGGCGTCCGTCTGTGGCTGCCGTGCTACACCATTCATCGGCGGCGGTCAGCGTGAGTCGGGTAGCAATGTTACCAAAGAACGGTTTCTTGATTAGTAAGCCCACACGAGCTGTGATCAGCTTGTCACGGACTCGGGCCTGCAGTTCCTTGCTGATGGGCTGATCGGTAACATTGCACTCAAACTGTTTCTTCTTACGAGACTTCTTTGCTGGGATCGTTGCGCTCATGGAGTCGTTATCCTTGTGTATTTCTGCTACTCAACTATTATAGCAAACGGGGAAATCAGTGTCAACTGATTGATTGCAGTCGTTAAGGGTAATTTGGGGTCGCTGTGGGGTTACTTCATGCCCGGAATCAGCCCAGAAACGCCCGACAACGCATTCTGAGATGGGTTGGGGTACTCTGACCCCGCTGGGGCCTGATCGATGCGTGTCTAAGTGCTGTGTTTTCAGCAAGTTAGTAAATCCTTTGTTTTCAACACGTTACATCCAGCAGCCTGATCAGGTGTGATCTGCCCAGTCAATGTCAACCACATCAGCTGATCTGCGGTGAACTTGGTTTCCCTGAGCCAAGCACCACTGAGGTCAGCACCACTGAGATCAGCACCACTGAGGTCAGCACTGCTGAGGTCAGCACCACTGAGGTCAGCACCACTGAGATCAGCACCACTGAGGTCAGCACCACTGAGGGTAGCAAGTATGAGGGTAGCACCACTAAGGTCAGCATACTTGAGGTTAGCACCCCTGAGGCTAGAATTTCTGAGGTCTGCACCACTGAGGTAAGCACCTGGTTCGATAATATATCCGTTGACGGTCATCTGTGATCTCCTACTCAACAAGCTATTCACTGAATACAGTAGCCGGGTGCGGTTTCCCGCACCCGGCTTGGTGTAGCAGGGACTGACACAACTCAGCCCCAGCAGGAGAACGATCTAACTAACGGTGTTAGACGCCACAACATACTTACCATAACTCTGGCTGAACTTGGGAAAGCTCTTGAGCTTAGTGGGTTGGAACGGCAAGTTGTAGGTCACTAGTGCCACACGAGCACCCATAACCACCAGCTCGGTCTCGAAGTTGTCCATCATGAAGCTAAGAAAATTGTCAGCCATGGCATGAAACTCTTTGTCGCTCACCTTGTTTTGAACGGCTTCCTTAAGCTCATAACACATACTAACCACCAGCGCATACTTGGCGCTGATTTCTTTGGTCTTCAGCGTGGTTACCCTGCCCTGCAGGATATCAGTGGGGTTGGGAAGATCAGCGGCCACCTTGCGGTGGGCCATGAACTTGATCGCAATGCCCTCGCCCACAGTACCAGCACTGAGATCGCTGAGCTCAGCAGGAGTGATGTCTTCGTCATCCAGCAAGTCGCTAAGGAATTTCCAGCTCCGCGGAGTAGCGAAAGCGCGGCTGCTGCTCTGAGTATTGAAGTCAAACAGGTCGCCCTTGCTGAAGTTCAGGTAGCCCACAACATCCTTGTGAATGTTATTCTGTACCGCCCAGTCAAACCATGTCGCGAAGTCCACGCGAACTTCTAAGTGAACGAAGCGGTTGGCCAGGGGCGTGGGCATACGGAAGGTCACACCCTTATCGCTTTCGCGATTACCAGCAGCCACAATCACGACGTTGTCTGGCAGGCGATACTGACCCACACGACGATCTAGTACCAACTGATAGGCCGCAGCCTGAACGGCAGGGGCCGCAGCATTAAGCTCGTCCAGGAACAACACAACCACAGGATACTGAGCAGCCATCTCGGCGCTGGGCAGATCAATGGGCGGCGCCCAGTCCATAACACCCTTGTCCTTGTTGTAGAACGGAATGCCCATGATGTCAGTGGGCTGGCGGATGGCCAAGCGGAAGTCGATCATGATGCCATCCATTTCTGCGGCAATCTGCGCAACCAGCTCGCTCTTGCCCACGCCCGGAGGGCCCCAGAGGAAAATCGGGCGCTTCTTGGCCAAGCAACGTACCACGCGGCTTTTGGCCTCTGCGATGGTCACTGTACGGGTGTCTAAAACTTTGTCATTCTTTGCCATGTTGTGTGTGTTATCTCCTGTTGTGTATTTCTGCTACTCAATTAGTATAGCAAACGGGTGTGAAGTAGTCAACCACCAAATTAGGGCAGTGTCAATTCTTCAGCATCGCTGAAGTCTTCCGGCAGGTCGTTACGCTCAGCCCACAAGTGAGGATAAGCTTCCAGCATACCCGGGGCGAAATACGACTCTTCGGATTCCAAACTACCGTCATCGTCGAGAAAAATTCGGTCCATATCGTAAGTCAACATTGATGTTCTCCTGTGTATTTCTGCTACTCATTAAGTATAGCAAACGGTCTACTCTGCGTCAACCAAATTGCTAAAATTTTTACTTCCTTTGTTTTCAACAACTTAGCTCAAGCCAAGTTCAGCTGGGGTTTACGCTCACGAATAATTTCACGCTCGCGAGCATAAGCAGGTAACCGCCCTCGCAGCACTTCCACCACAGTGTAGTCAAACGCTTCAGCACCGTGTTTTCTCATGGCAGCATACAACGGCCAAGCCTTCTCCTCATTACGGCAACGGCTCTGATGCTTCTGCCAACGGTCCCACACACTTTTCAGTGGAGTACTACGGGTTTTGGCAGTGATTCCTATGTAGGCCAACTTGCCCACTCGCAGCTCATACACCACATAACTGCGGTCGGTGCGTTTTTTGCGTCGTTTGACCTGCGTGGTTTCCGTTGTTTCCGTCACTCAATCAGTATAGCAACTGGGGTGGTCAGTGTCAACCAAATAATTAGTCAATGGAATCAACAACTTAGCAACATCAATGGAATCAACAACTTAGCGAAAACCAGCTCTGTCGCACGCTGACAGCACTGGGTTGGCATACTGATACCCCGACCCAGCAGTGAATGCGTTCCTGAGCGTTTCCTGAGCTGCTATAGGGCTGATAATATGCTGTGGATGTGGGCAAACTGCAGAAGAACATGGCCCAGCTGGCAGCAGATCAGTGTCAACCACAGATTTCAATGAAATCAGTGCTTGACTTTGCTAGGGGAACTGCTGATTGCCAAAGGTCTTCCCCAAACTTTTTTGTTTCTTGGCATTACTTGGCTGGCCAATACCAGCCTCGTCATGTGTGAAGACCCCGTAGATCTTTAAATTAGGCGGAGATCCCATGATGGTATAAAAGATGCTTAAATTATACATCAGATGGGCATGCCGCAGCTTGGGCACATATTCGGTGAAGCTCGAGGAGAACGACGTGTCAGATCCGCCATACCGGGCAGTGGGATCGTCGGATTTCACTTTGAGAAATTTTTGTAATTCTGTGTTGCAAGGATGCTTACTAAGAGTCTCGATTGCCAATTTACACAACTGAACATTTATTGCCATGGCGCAGTTCCAGCACTGATCCGGGCGATCAAATCATCACTGTCCACGGATATCCAATGATTTTCACGCCGGGACCTGGCTATCTCTACTAAGACTTCAGTGTTGATTCCAGTATCGTTAACAGAGTTGATGGCTTCAAACAACTGATCATGGGTTTTGGTAATTTCAGTCAGCTTCATATGTGTATTTAGCGTTTTCACCGTCACTTAACCATGATAGCAGCTGATGAAATCAGTGTCAACCAAAGATTTTACTGAACCCGGGCGCCGATGTCGCTAAAGTCTCTGATACACTCATTGCGGCTTTGTCCCGACAACAGTTTGAAACGGGCGGCATTGCCACCAGCGCGTGCCAGATCCGCGATGTCTTTGGCTTCTTTGAGCCCTAACCCACTGTAGGCTCTGATCAGCTTGATACAATTGATGAATGCACTGCCAGTGCTTATTATGAGGATGCTGCCACCGCCATGGCCAGTCAGCATCTGCATAAACAGGTCCAGCTTGAGATCTGGATGAATGGTGTCGGACAGCGCCTCCCACACCTGATGGGCAGTTTCCGCTGGGCTGATTTCGGCCAGCGTGGTCAAGAATTCCCTGCTGGAGTTCAGCAGATGCTGTTTTTGCTCAGGTGAGAGATTGGGGTAATCGATCATGTTATTTTATGCCTGCTTCGCGGTAACTAGCTAGACTTTCCCTGCGTACTTGGCGGAATGCGCTGGGACGCCACTTTACTGGCACTGCGGTGGCAGCGAAATCCCAGGCCGTGGCCTCAGTGTGATTCACGCCCAGGGTACGAGTGGCCACACAGTGTCCGTATTCATGCAGGATCAATGCCGAAATCACGCTGGCTTGGGCGTTACGATCCTGAGTATAGATCTGGATACGGCCACTAAGATACCATCCGTTGGCACGTTCTTTACGAGCTGGCTGTTGACGGATCCTGAGACTCAGCCCCTGATGTCGCACAAAGGCTGCAATTTCGATGAGTTTCTGCTGCTCGGTTATTTTGGGCATAGCCACCGCCATATACGCTGCATCAGTGGGAGCTTGGGCAGAGCTAGAGTATGCAGATCACAATTCCTCTTACGGTTTAGTATCAGACAATAATGGTGTTCACCATGAAGCTGATACCACTTGGCGCATTTATCAAATTCCATGGGATGGCGATTGTACCTCGACGGCACCCTATACTCACAGGTCATACAGTCCACCCGTACTGGTTGTGACGCCTGATGCTCTGATTGTTGTGGTGACATAATAGCGTTTATATATTAAGTCTAGCAAACTGACAACACACAGTCAAGAAAAATCTGGCCTAGGCATATTCAGCAGAAACCAGTGTGAAACACATGCTGATGAAAATGGGCCCGAAGGCCCATTTTCATCATTCTCGCTAATAATTTAATTTCCAGGCTAACCTTTTTTCCGGATGATCACTTGGTAGTTGATGGCCAGGATGTCGATTTTTCTAATAAACATGTTGATGAAACTATCAATGCTCATCTTGGGTCGATCCAAGTGATGCGGCGCATGATCCCACAGGTAATCGTCCATGATCATGACTCCACCACTGCGTAGTAAGCCAAATGCCATGATGACGTCTGCTAGACTTTCTTCAGCAGTGTGACTACCGTCCACGTAGATGAAATCATACTGCTGTTTCTGCACAATCAGCTCAGCCAACGCATTGAAGCTGAGATCTGGCATCAAATTGATCGTCTGTCCTGGCTTGCACACCTCGGAAGTATTGCTGAGAAACACATTCTCCAGCGTGCGATCTTCGGTGTTAATATCAAAGTTAAACGCACTCAGTGGACTGCGAACAAACGGATCAATACAGGTAATGGTGCCAGTATCAGTCAGCAGGTTGTCCAGCATCCAGCAGGTACTGCGACCTTCAAAGCTGCCAATCTCCAGTATGCTGTTGACCGGTCCTGTGAACTGCATTACTCCTTGAAAATTCGGTATGTTGTGGCTGAACCAGTCTTGGGTAAAGTTGGGCATTTTTCTCCTAGTAAGACATCAGATACTGATGTCAATTGCACAAGTGACGATGAATCACCTGTCTTAAAAATTATCGTGGTCAATGACGCCGCAACGAAACACTGGTAGTCCTAGATCGCTCCAGCATTCCCTGATCACACTGGCACGGTCATCAAACACTGCCAGCACACTGTACTGACCCAGCACATGAGCCTCGTACAATTCCCGCTTCACGATGCTGTCACGACGACGGTCATCGGCCGCTCGCATCCACAGCTCATACCCTTCCAGCTGGACTGATCCGCCACTCTGGAATCCACATTTCTCCTGCAACCAACGATGCGTTTCAACACGAGCTCGTTCGCCGCGTCCACTCATGATCAACACCTTGACACCCTGCCGTTGCATTGCTCGCACGGTTCTCAGCACATGATCACGGGGGATATCATTGTACACCAGATGCTCGTCATAGGGTCCGCGGTCAGTCATCTCAGCCAGTGTGCCATCAATATCCACGATGACGGCCGTGGGCAGCATGACATCTTTATGCCAGCGTGGCATGGGCGTGGTATCACGTAACCGACCAAACTGCTTATACATTTTCTGAATCACAGCCTCACCCACCTGATCAGTACCAGTGCGAACCGCATCACGGGCAATACATTCGGCCACGCTGACGTGACGAAAGTCCATGACTTCCACAGAGTATCCCAGCCCCTCACATAATTCTTTGGTTTTAGCAAACGTGCCAGGGTTCATGTGAGTGTTGTCCACAATCACATCCACACCTGATGCCGCGGCATTAGTGATCTGAACTGCTCGCTGGACGCGAGTCTGGTTCTCGATGGCACCACTCCAGTTACGGTGACCCAGGCCATCATAGATCTCATTGCGAATACTGTCGTTGTTGACTATCACTGTGGTGAGATTGTTCCCCTGATGCTCACGAGCCCAGGTGCTCTTGCCACTGGCAGGCAGGCCGATTGTGATATATGCCGTCATGAGTTTTCTCCGAATTCTTTATGTAGCCGCTGATAGTCAGCCAGCCGATATGCCCTTTGCTTATCCGCAACATCCTGCTCAGCAGCCAGTTCCTCGGCAGTCATTGCTGATGTGTATTCCAAATTGATTCGCAGGCTGGGCACGGGCTGGCATGGCTCAAAATGTTCGTCTATGCTGACAGAGGTTTCAGCAGTGTTCACATGCAAGCCATGTAGACTTTTTTTCACAGCCAGCAGTTCTCGTATGGCAGTGTCTAGGCTGCAATCTGTGATATCCAGTTGCAAGGTGCGATGTTTCAATCTGGGGTTGGCGTCCATAAACAAAGTATAGCAAACCATGTCACGTATGTCAATCACCGCTGTTCATTGCGGAATGTATCCTTCCCTGCGGAGCAGCAGCTTCTGAAGTCAGCAACATACGCAGTTCATGGACGTGACTCAAATCTTTCAGTGCCTCCTGTATTTCAGGGGACGACAGGTCCATCATGAAAAGCACTCGTGATGTGGCGATCATGCCGTCGATCAAAGACACTGCAATACCAATTGCAGAATTACACTGCGTCGATGTTTGTGCGGCATTGGCGCAAATTATTGATTGGAAAAGGTCAGGTGCGTCAGAAGCCAACATTTGATCTATATCAGCAACTTCGCATCTGAGCCGCTCGTTGGGAAACATGGATGTCTTATCGATCATATAATCAGTCTAACATCTGAGCCCTGAGATGTCAACCACCAGGTAATCATTGGTGATTCATAGCCATTTCAGGGCGAACACTATCGACCACTGATCAGAAATGATCCAGTGGTATCCATCATTCCAGTGTTCTTGTGGAGGAATATTATCAGCAATCCATTGCTGGATTTCCAGCAACCGGGCAATGGGTTCACCCTGGTGGGAAAACCAATGTGTGCGAGGGTTACCTATTTGGGGCAGGGTAATTTTATTCAGCGTCATAGCCATCTCAGTGAGAAAATCAATGCCCACTGGTCAGAAATGATCCAGTGAACGCCGTCATTATGGTAATCTCGCAGTGCGACCAACCTATTAGCACGGACCCAGTCCTGTACTGCTAATGTCCGTTCCAGGGAATCCTCGTCGCGATAGCGAAAACAGTGAGTCAGAGAGTTAGTAGCCGCGATATCGATTTGGACCAGTGTCATTACCCCCACCTTAGTATAAACAGTACGGCGTGATCTGGATTCACAAAGGAATACACCCACACAGATCCACGTAAGCTCAGATATCTACGCCAGATCCCAGATTCTGGCGGTTGGGAGTTTGACGTTCTGGGACCCAGTGTTTCTAAGCACCATTCCTGAGCTTTATTTTGATTGTGCTGACCATGCGGTATTTTGACGATGGTCATTTCGACCACCTCAGTATAAACATCATTGCATCATCTGATTTCTCGAAAGTGAATACTGCAAAATCCACCATACTGGTTTTGTTGCTGTGATATTGCTGCCACCGATGGTTCACGGTCAGCAGGGTCATCCAGGCGGAGACTTCTGGCCGCAATAATCTGCGCCAACTCACTGGCCCGCGTCGGGTCAGCATAAACACTGACGTGTTACTCAGTGGAACCTTTATGCGAGTGGGCATATACTATCACCAGTCAATTGGTTTAATAGTGAGTTCGCCAGTGACTGTATCCATCAGGGCAACATCCCTGAGATTAGTGTCCAGACACAGGTCAGCGCCATTCCACCGAGGTGCGTGGTCGGATGAATGACCCACAATCTGACGCACTCCGGGCAGCGAACGATACTCTGTGCGCCAGTCCTGCCAGGTGATACCACCAATACCACGGCCGCCACGAGACTGGCCAGCTTGCAGGATAGGATCATAAATTCCTGCGGCATAGTTGTCAGCAGTGCGCTGATTCAGCCGAGTAAAGTATGGTTCACTGAGGTCAGCTCCCCAGCTGACATGGCTGGGGTTGAGGCCAGCGTGGCTGATCACGGTGAGCTGATCAGCGTGCTGTATGGTATGTAACCATTTGGTGCGCTGGGTGATCCAGTTGGTGGGCATCTGCTCGGATATCATCTGATGCTTGGCATTGTTGTAGCCACTGCACATATGTTGTTCAGCACCGTGACCAAAATATTGGATGTCATGATTGCCAGCCAACAGAATATTTCTGGGGTCAGTGCTAAGGTGATTCAGCCACAGCGCCGCACGATACCAGTGATTGGGCGAGAATGCGAACTCAAAACTGTCCCAGTAATCTCCTAGCCAGATATTATGACGGGCATCGGGATACTGTTTAAGAATCTTGTCAGCGATGTCTATTTTTTCATGAATATCGGGTATTATAAGATCGTAACTCATACTAGTATTATAACACAATCACTTATCGTCTACCACCCAAGTGGTCAAGAATCTTGACATGTCGCCATCACACATGGTCATCCACATGTTCTCAGTTTCTCCATATAACCATAATGCGCCGATGTAGTTGCCACCATGGGCATTACCAAACACTTCAACAGCCCAGGGGCATCTGAGTTTTATCAATTGCAGGTAGGCGCGACTGTTTTCCACATGATGCTGTGACCATCTCCGCATCCTGGGCGAAAATCTGGGTGACGAGACGATTTGCTTACAGCCAGCAACTGTCAGTTGCAAGCTGTCATGCAAATTGGGGTTCCACCACCAGAGGTTAGTGGCCAGTTTCATGGGCAATTGACTATCTTCAGCCCACAACTGCTCAGTGAATTCTGTGCGAGTCATGGATAAATCTGGGTGCCAGTATCCATCAACACCACAGTGAAGTCTTGTGATGAGAACTGATCATTGAGTTTGCGAGCCAGGTTGCAAGCATGGCCTGGATTGCTGAAGCTGACCTTGCGGTATTTAGGGCCAGGGTAACTAATCAGAGTGTTGATACTGCGTAGGTTTATGGGCCGGTTCTGGTAGAACACAGCCCATATACCATCGCTGGCTAATACCTGATTACTCTGGTATAATCCCTCACTGTGTTCTGATAGTATTGTAGGTTTGGGACGGCTCATAATAAATACCTTTGTTTCAGTGGTATTTAGCTTGTGGTCTAAATCTGCCCGCCCTGAGCTTGAAGTTGATCCCAGGCAGCTTGCATCAGTTCGAGTGAGGTAAACGGTCCCATATACTGATTGCGCCGGATGGCCAGCAGCTTAGGACACCAAACTCGGGTCCAGCCAGAGGTAATTTGATTTACAATATAGAAACCAGCACATCGTTTGCTACGGCTGTCAGGTTCGGTGGTGTACAGAGGCAACTGAAGCTGAATATCCCATTCAGCATTATAGGCCGCAGTACGAGTTGGGTAATCCAATGCATCATTGGTGGCTGGCGACACTGCGGCGGAATACTTCACAAACTCCACTGGATATTTGCGCTGTAGATCTTCCAGCCGAGCAAATCGTTCGGTCACACTACCCTGCTTCATCACCACGCCGTCAGCATCGATCTCGATATTGCCCACTTTTTCGCCATCTGATTGCACAATCCAGAAACTATCAGTTACATTCTTGGCTATTAACTTTTTATTCATTTTCGCTCCAGGCCAGCACTGAGTATCTGACCCCATATTACTGAATTATCACTGATTTTTTTAAGATCATATTTACCACAGAACTTCAGGAAGTGGGTACCAATCTGTGTGCGGTTTGGCTCAGCCTGCGCGGTGGCAATGGTCTGAGCGATCTGCACACGAATTTCAGCTGGCTGAGCAGTGAGGTCCACCAATATTCGATTACGTTCATAATCATCCAGCACACGGTGCTCAGTGTCATTGTGATCAGTCCAGCGTTGCAACATCATGTTGTTCCATGCCCAACCACGCTCATTACGGTCAGCAAATGCGTCAGTCAATCCTACTTTGTTCTTGGTGCTTTTGGTACGCACACCAGGGTATGCGCTGAATACATTGTCGCTGACATCACCACGCATACACTTTTCAAACAACAACCAGGCTGGATCTGGCGCAGGCTTGGCTTCACCGGTTTTCTTATCCTTTACTGGCTTGCCAATGCCGTTGAACACACCCTGCATGGTGGTCAGTTCATCACTGATTCCATTGTACTGCTGCACATTCACAGCCAGCAACTGAGCATAATCGCCATCACTGCTTACAATCACATGATTGTCATCAGGATGCGTCTGAACCCAGCCAGCAATGAGGTCATCAGCTTCCAGCACTGGATTTTGCAACACAGTGCAATTGGTACGCTGTCTGAGAAATGCTGCTAATGCGTCGTTGGCATCCCAGAACATCTGACTCTCAACCTGCTCAGCCACTGTGGCCACCGCACGAGCTTCGCTGCGATTGCGCTTATATGGTGCATAATAATCTTTGCGCCAGCTGCGACCTTCCAGAGCAACCACCAAATGATTACTATTCCGCTCGCGCCAGCATTTGAATATACTGCTCAGGGTCACGTGCATTGCCATGGCTACCTTTTCCTCGGCAGATTGCGCACGATGTGTCGCATGTCTGGCTCGGTAGAACGTGTTGGCAAGATCTATGATGCAAAAGTTCATACTAGTATTATAGCAAGATTGAAATCCAATGTCAACTGGCGGCGTAACGACCGCCGCCCAGGGGAGTTTTCTTAGTGGGTTTATTGTCGGGATCCGCCATGCTCTGTTCGTAGGTTTCCATCACAACATTGCGGCATACCGTCTGGAACCACTGATCCACGATTTGCTCGTCATTGGTGCCCTGATAACCCAGCTGCATCAGCTGCTTTACAAACACATCATTCCACTCCAGTTCAAAGCTGCCCAGCGTGGGATTAGCAGTATCAATATCCAGTTGCAACACAGTGACATAAGGTTTACCGTCAGCCGTGGCCTGATCTTTGGCGCTGAGCGGCACTGGCAGCACGATCTTCTCGGATCGAGGTTTATGTGGCTTTCTGGCTGGCATTTCACTGCCACCACGTAGTTGTGCAACTCCAGCCTGTGCTGGTGGTTCTCCAGGGTGGGGTTTCAACCAATTGCGAATCTTTTCAAACATTTACCATCCTCCCACAAGCCGTGCGCCACCCAGCTGAATCAACAGCTGACCCTGGCTATCTGCTTGTATTGTTTTAACGCCTTGGTGATAGATGTCACCTTCGTCGTATCCAGTCTTAAATCTGGTTTCCACTAGGATTTCTGCGGTGTCTGGATACTGTGACAACATGGTTTGGAGATCTAACACTGTGGTGATTGTCATTATTTAGCCCAGGCATTTCCCCAGATATCAATATGAAGTCTGGGACTGTATCGATATCCCCGAGCCAGTGCGGTCTCGGCAATATTAAAACGGTTGCCTTCATACACACTGGTCACGCCGCCCACAGGCATCACATAAGCTGGGCCAATAAAGCCAGCGGCGCGATATTCAGCCACAGCTTGGTCAGCTTCGTCAAAGTGTTCAGGACGATCCACCACAAACTTCAGATAAGCCATGCCCAGCTGATCATATTCAGCCACTACTTCAGGCTTCACCGCATCGCTCCACTTTTCGCCACTGGCACTGAGTTTGGGGCTGATGCTGAATGTGAACTCAATACGATCACCACCAAACGGATCAGTGATAAACTTTTTCAGTTCATCCTGAATTGGCTGGGTACCGTTGGTCTCAAATGTGACATTTCTCAGGCCTGAGTCCATCTGTGCTGCCAGCAGTTCAGGATAAGCTCGCTGCCATCCCAGCAAAGGTTCGCCACCTGTGATCACCAGATGTACGTCATTACCAGTGCTCAGTGTCCACTGGTGTCCTGGCAGCAGAGCCCTGAACTTTTGACCCAGCTCAGCAGTGGTATAAAATGGACTGAGATGCTTAAATCTGGGGTCCCAGCTGAGATAACTGTCGCAGCCTGTGCTGACCAAAGGTAGATCGTCAATCACTCGGAACTGTGAGGGGTCAATAGCATGTCGTTCCTGACTGCGTTGACCAGCTGGCATACCAAAACCGTCACAGGTAAAGTTACACCCAAATGTTCTGAGGAAAATACTGGGCACACCTACAAAGCGAGCTTCACCCTGTGTTGAGAAAAAAATTTCCGAGACCTTAATCTTCTGCATAGTACTAGTATATAGGCTATTTTCGCTGATGTCAAATATTTTACATCATCGTAATATGATGGCAATATTTGGTTGCCTAAATATCAGTATGAAAACACGAAAACATTATCGCACCATTGTGGTCAGCGACGTACATCTGGGCACCAAGGGTTGTCAGGCTGAGGCACTGGAAGACTTTCTGGATCATCATGCATCTGACTACTTATATCTCAACGGCGACATTATTGATGCATGGGCCTTGCAGCGCAAATGGCGATGGAAACCTGAATACAATAGTTTGATTCGCCGGATCCTCAAACGCAGTGAGCGTGGTACTGAAGTAATTTATGTGCTGGGCAATCACGATGAATTCCTTAGACCCTGGCTCACACCTGATATGAACTTTGGACGCATCAGAATCTGTAACGAAGCAGTGCATGTCAGTGCTGATGGTTACAGCTATCTGGTGACCCATGGTGACCTGTTTGATGGAGTCAGTCGGTTAGCCCCCTGGCTCAGCTGGATGGGCGCACGAGGTTATGACCTGTTGCTGGTGCTGAATCGCTGGTACAATGCTGTGAGATTTCTGCTGGGGTTTGGCTACTGGAGTTTCAGTGCATGGGTCAAACACAATGTGAAACGAGCTGTGTCTCATGTGTTTAGATTTGAGCACAATCTAGCTGAATATTGTAGTAGTCGTGGATACTTTGGTGTAATCTGTGGCCATATACACACGGCTGAGATCAAGAAAATCAATGATGTTTGCTATCTCAACAGTGGTGACTGGGTGGAAAGTTTAACTGCATTGGTGGAAGACGACCAGGGAACCTGGCAAATTATCTATTGGCATAAATAAACACATGCGCTATTACGAACTAATAACTGAAGAAGTATCTGATGAAGCCCTGAAGGCCATGCGTAGAATGGGTATGCAGCAGGATCACGAAGGTCTGCTGGCCAGAGAAATGTACACCAGAATAACAAACAAACCCTGGACTGCTCCGGGCGCTAATGATAATGTTCGCACCAAACCACAATCAGCTTCACAACAAAGACCAGAGGATGATGACTCTAATCCGTTTGATTTTTCCCAGGAGGATCATGACGCATTCTGGCGTGCTGAACGAGAAAGAAATGCCTGGTGGCACCACCCCGATACACCCAACAAAATCTTACAGAGTGAAAATGCTGAACAGGCATTTGAATATGCTCGTGATGTGCTGGGAAAGCGGTGGCCAGAAGCAGAACCGTTTATCTCCAAGAATGCTGATGTCGCAAGTTGGTATGCCCACAAGATAATCAAAGGGGCCTGGCCACAGGGATCTGTAGCTGAGAAAGTGATGGCTAAGCACGCTGAGGTGGCAGTGGATTATGCCCTATATGGGCTGAAAGCACCATTCCCGGCTGGTGAACCAGCAATTGCTAAGAGCGCTGAACATGCATGTAACTATGCCCGATGGGTGCTAAAAGCACCATGGCCGGCTGGTGAACCAGCAATCGCTAAGAGAGCTGAGTGGGCATTTTTTTATGCCCGGGATGCGGTGAAAGGTCCATGGCCGGCTGGCGAGCCTGTGCTTTCCCAATCTGGTTGGTCATCTTTTTATGCCCGGGAGGTGCTGCATCATCCTGACCCAAATGCCTGGGGTCCAGACTACCGTACTAAGCATAATATTGCGTCACCCAAACCGTGGGAAAGACGCAAGAAATCAGCCAAGAAATCATCCAAGTCCGTGCCGCAGATACAATAATCCAGCTTAAATCAACGAAGCAGCCACCCCAGAATATACAGCATCATGAAACCCGCATTGAGTAAATACAATGCGGGTTCTTTCATGCGCCATCCAGCCCAGCACCAACCCACGCTGCCAATCATACCCACAACTTTGTTGGCAGGTGTGATATCAAAGGCGGTCAGTGCAACTCCCACTATTGTGGCTACACTGCCAAACCATTTGAGCCAGGTCAGCTGACGATCAGGCATGATATTCACTGCGCGATTTGGGAGTTTCCCACCAAGTGATACCAGACACCGTCACACCCAGTTCCTTCATTTTTTCATTGACAATGCCGCACAGCCAGCTGCTGAGATTTTCGCTTGTGGGCACAAAGTTCACAATAAAGAATCCCCCCAGCATTTCCTGTTCGGGCACGCTTAATTTTAGGTAACTGTCTGCCCTGACAATATATCCTGCCACCATGTCGCGACCAGGCACTGTGACCGCTTCCAGCCGCACATCGCCCAGCAAACGGGAAAATAGTGGATCGTTGCGGTCAAGGATAAACTGATGATCCACAAAGGTGTTGAGAAAATTCTTGAGCCATTCCAGGTGACGGAAGTCAGTTACCATACCGTTGGTCAGTGCTGGCGCAGAGAGACTCACGGATACCGTTGCCTCGTGGCCATGAAGATGTCGGCAGGCGCACCTGAGGTTGTCAGAATATTCTCCGTTGAGAGTTTGTGACCAAACCCTGTGTCCGTAGCAAAACTGGAAATCCTTAGAAATTATGTGTGGCATATGTTGATAGTTAGTTTGTTTTTTTGTAAGGACGAATTAATGCTTGTGGACTACATTGATAATGCTGAGCCAACACTGTGGCCATGCGCTGAGCGCCAATGGGATTTAAGCTGTGAACCACTGGTGCTACCGTGGGCCAGATGTTCTCTGCCTCCATCCAGCATACCAGATCATATCCAGTTTTTTCGGTATAGCCGCTGACATGGTCAGACTGATAATGTTCAAAGCTGAGATCATGATCCAGACTGGCCTGTTGCACAGTGTATTTGCTGAGCACAGCCACTGCCTGATCATAGTTCAGCGCCACCAACCAGTTGCCCCAATATGGGCAGGGCCTGACATCATCTAGCCATAAATTTGTTACTGGTTTAGCGGTCATGTTGTTATTATAGCAACATCGGTATCTGATAGTCAAATGCATAAATAACCACATGCGCTATTACGAACTGATAACTGAAGACTTCAAGTCAGTCACTAAGAAATTCATTGATGCTGGAGCTGACTCAGCCGAGGTCAAAAAGTATATTGACCAGTTTAAGGCATTGGGTACTAAATTAAACAATATTACAGACCCAGCTGATAAAAACATTGATGTCTGGGGTAAGCGGCCATTTGCTGATTTTC